ATCGGTAAAGTTTTTAGCTAGGTTCGGTGGTAACCTGTTGCTAACTAAAAAAAAACCACAAATCACTAGACATCTTATATCTTTGACTCGTAGTTAGTCACAAATTATTAGTCAGATAATCTGTGCACCCAGTTAAGAGTACGTCGGCCTACACACCAGGTTCGGAGATGTAGAATAACGGGCTGATATCGCTCAGCCATGCGCCGTCTGAAACTCAGACAGACCGTTTTGAAAAGTCTCGAAAGACAATCAATGGAAGATTTTTAAGTCGTCTTTCCATGGACTCTTGATTTGGATCAATTTGATAGTGAGGCATGATCCTTGACCTCGTTCTTAAGTTTCATGACATTGAACTTGGTCATCCCCTGGAAGCTTTATAGTGTGCTTTCCATACACTTTGGGTCTCTAGGTAGACTCGTGTGCCACAAAGAGAGAATCGTTATACCTCTAGTCGACGATGAGCAAATCAGTGTGTGCCTAAGCATTTACACTGACGGGCCTACCATCAACTAATGGTACAGCGATTCTCAATTTGAAACTTAGAAGCTATACCTGCTTTCAATAGGTTTCATCACATCTTGAGTTTTATGACTTCGATGTGATGGTCAAAGGTGCAATAGAGCACCACTATGCAAGTTGCTTGGAGAACACCTCAGTTATTACTACAATAGAAAATACTGAAATGTTTTCCATGAAACCGGCAAGATGGTGACCTAAGGCCAAACATGGAGGCTATACCTGCTTTCCATAGGTTTTATGTGATATGAGTTTAATGACGTCATCGCAGTGGTCGAACGGACCCGATAGGTTGTAAGATCTTAAAAACTTAATTTAAAACTCCCATCGGGATTACTAAACTCATCCTCTATTACCCTAACACTCGTAGTGTTAGATAATATTCCACATTGACGGCACATCATAGAGTGATGATCAGGATTGGCTCGATGTTTATGAGCAAAACAGGCACCACATCTAACGCATCTGTGTTCATGCCATACACCTCCAATACTATTAGGGCTAACCTCATGAGCACCAGACTGGACTGGCCATGGATGCGTTTCAACAAAAGACATAGGATATTCTTCTGTTCTTCTTTGTTTGATCTCTGCGGGGTTCACTATAAATGAAGCAGCTCTCCTCGTCGTTGCAGTGAGTAGAGTTGAATTCTTGTACTCGAATCTTTTTTGTCGTTCAAGACTAGAATGCTCATACTCTGCTGGTCTTGGATTTCTGAGTTCAACATAAGATTTGGCTATATCGTAAACACCTGGGAGATGCCTCTCCAATTTCAACCAAGTAGCATCTGCATACCCGAAGTACTTTCCAAGTTGACGAATAACTAATTGCCACTTGGCCACATTTGGTCTAGGGTTTACAACACCTATATGGGCACAATTAGCTCTATATGATGACCACAGTGTTTGCTCATGGTCAATACTGATGTAAGATATTTGCTGTAAAGGGCAACCATAGATTGAGTAAAATGGTTTTTCACACTCACTACTGAGTATGGATACTTCCCTTGCGAGACTATCATCGTCATCTGAAAACTGGGCTCTCATTTTAAAGTCCATAGCTACAAACTTCTCCACGCCACATATTGACAACATTAATAAGCACACTAAAGATATAGATCTTACGTGTGGATATGCCATCAAGAAGCTGAATGCTTTACTCGCGGTGAATAATAATGAGTTACTGCTAACCAAACGACCAGTGGTCTTATCAACCACTTTTTTCCTATCAAAGATTTGCACTTCTTCTTTGACAGAGCCTGCTAATTTGCCTAGTGTTTGGCTCATATAACGATGAGGTAAAATCATAATGCGGTGACCTGGTGCATAATTATTCATCAGCACCGGATTGAGTTCCTTAACTACGTCTTTCTTCGCTTGTCCTGGTCCTTTATGCCATCCACTATTTGGATCACACATTGGGCCGCAAACAACTGAACTGTAGTAATGACTACAAAAATCTACGGTTGATGGTCTTTGATGCATTTGGTATTTTTGCTGATTAAGCCATCGCATCACCATATTATGTTGGGTGAACATTTCCGTGCTTAATTGCCCTAACAGATGCAATATCGTGTCTTCTTTTGAAAACACCATTACATCATCCCCACACACAACAGAAGTGGCATGATTTAAACACTCTATGTGTTTGTAGCAAACATACTCACAACTCTCATGCCCATACTTGAACTCAAGCGGTCCATGGTTCCGGCATACATAGTTAATTTGTGTAGCCTTTGACCTATATAACCTGCTTAATTCATCCGACTCCCTTGTACTTATCATATTGCCAGTCCAGTAGATTGGTGAAAGGAAGCTCAAAATCCTATTGGAATATAAGTTTTGCTGCTCCTTCTCCCATATCCTTCTCATACCTAACTCTTGGGAGGCTGAAAATTCAACCCAGATGTCATTAATATCTTTAGTAGTATCTAAAGCTCGAGTTAAGACATCGTAACATTTATCACCCCAGGTAAAACCTGGGGGGTTGACCTTGTACTTGTTTATAAAGTACAATGACTCTCTCACAGTAGGAAAAGCCCACTGTTCTATACCCAACAAATATGCAATACACATATTATGCATTGTACTATTGATCAGGCCGTTCCCATAGGAAGTGTTCTGGTCCCCTGAATTTCTTTGGCCTGTTTGTGCCAACACTAACCCATTTGATGTTATGAGAATGGGATACAAGTAAGTTCTATAACGACTTGTGAGTATGGGAATGCATTCTGGTTTGAGAAAGTGTGCAAAATGATCACATTCTCCCGCCAAATCCGCTAAATGGATTCGCAAATCGTATGAGCTACCATCAGCTGTCAGGGCTTTCCCCGCTGCTTTAATCTTTAATGATGCAACGTCGGATTTCAAAATCAGCTTGCAGTGCTTCACAGCCAGTAAAGTTAATTTATGTCGTCTGTACATGAGATTGTCAGGGTGTTCGATGTTATTGAGTATATCCTTTGCTGCAATCTTAACCTCAGCTTCGTCTCTACTTGTACTGTAAAGATCAAATAAACCTTGAATTATATAACCCAATGCATATGATGGGACACTGGCTGCACTACCGAAGTACAGGCTCCCCCCTTTGCCATGTCGCAAGATATCTTTTTTAACATCTTGCTCAGTCATGACGCCTCGTATCCCTCTACCTAAACCACTATTCTTACCTGCATGGTAGGTGTGGATAAGGCTGAATATCATGGCGTCGACAATCCGCTGTTTGATGTCAGCATACTTGATTAGACGAGATATTTGCGGCAGATCATTGCACAACGTTTCCTTGGTATAAACACCACTGTCCAATACGATAGTGCCAGTGCTGTCCAAACTTGATCGTGGTTTCACTTCATTCTTCGGTATAACTGTGAAGATTGTATCTTCAACTAACCCACCTTCAAGTTTACGAAGGAGCTCCATGACTCCCTCCTTGCACTTTGGATCTGCAAGTGCTTCCTCGATGTTATGCCAAGGCTCACCAATGCCTGATGCCCCCTTCCTATTAAGATGAACCTTAATTGCCTCAAAATCACAAAAGTTGAAACGGTGCTTTAGTGACTTTGCTAATGGTGTTAAATTGGCTGCGAAAGCTTCCCGCAGTCTGTGTAAAACAACCTTGGATTGTTTGAAGTAACCTGGGCCATCCATTCGTTTCTTTAAACTTTTTTGTAGCCCACTTTTAGTAAGGTTGTTTGGAGCACATGCTGCAATGGACGGTTCCATAGAACACAACTTTCGCAAGATGTTAAAAGCTAAGTCATTACATTTAAATCGATAAAAGCCTTGATTATCACGCTTTTGGATTGCATGTATATACTGTATGTGGTCAAAGATTTCCTGGTTGGCCACATTTCTTATCACGATGGGCTTACTAGAGTCTTTCTGTAGTCTGGTCTGAATAGCAACCCATCTCTTATTGTATTCAGATTTGAATGTATGTTTTATCACATTTCCCACATACGTGAACTCTTTTTCAGTATACATTCTAGGGTTTTGGCTTTCATTCACACTCAGACTTTCACCATCCCCTTCTATTCCAGACATAGGTGGTGGTTGTATCCAGTCCCGAGCAGATGTTTCTGATCTATACATATCACTGAGGAAACGTCTCAGTTGCCTTTTAGTGTAGATCTGGTTGCCCATCTCAATTGAGTATTTTATTACACCTTTGATGTCTCTTCGCGCTTTATCATGAGAATGTATAACCTTCTCAGTCCCTTTCATCCTTGCAAAAGAGCCTTTCATGTTGCTAATTGTTGCAGCCGCCGTCGTTGCGAATTTCTCCCACATACTTACAGTATCTGTAAAAGAATCGACTTGCACATTCATCCAGTTGTTGTAAAATGAATCAACAGCCTGCCAATTCGGCCCGCAACTAAATTTGTTGCTACACCCAGTACTTGGTGGGTGGTGGTACTCAACGTAATGTTTTTCTTCCACGTGAGCATCTAATGTTCGCAACTTATTCAAGCGCTCTAGTGGTTGTGGGTCATAAACTTTTGATGTCAGTTTGCATTGCTCGTATTCCGAGCGATTGGTAAAAACACTACACGCATACCGAAAATAATTAGATGCATGGTTATCAACCATGCGTGATGTCAAAATGACATGATTCGCATTGATCTTCTTTGAGTCCATCAATTTGATTATAATTCTGGAGATTGTAACAGACCTACCGTGAGGACTCTTATTATCGTTTGATTGTATAACGACAAATTTGTCTGGTTCCTCCTGTTGAAGGGAAGCGCACAGATAAGGATCGTTGACAACTACCAGTAATGGTAACTTGTTTTGTTGCTTACCCCAAGCTAGTGACCAATCACCATCTTGAAGACAAGCTCCATTCTTTCCTCTAAGAAATAGATAATTTTCGCGTACAAGCCACGGGCATGAGCCGAGCTTATATGTCATACATCCTGAAAACATTGATATAAGTCGGTGGAAAACCTCTCTGTGATGCACTCCAAAGTCGGTTATCTTGACAATGGCATTACCGCCAACTTTCAGACACTTGTCCAATGCATTACAGATTCCATCTAAGACGGATCTGTTGTGTGGATTTAGCCGATTAGTGATCCAATCGGACCCAAAAGAGACATCGATGTTAGATGTCTCACCACAGTCAAAAAACATCATATCACTTTGACCGGTGAATGATAAAACGTCGTCAATGTAAGCCTTACACCTTATATCTCCATGATAACTCATGGGTATTCGACTTGGCGCAAAAGCTGTAGGGTAATCGGTGAAGTCAATGCCGCCTTGTGCTCGTTTGTACTGGGAGCTCATGCTATTATAGTATAATGTCCCTACTCTGTCCTTAAATTGGTGTACAAAAAACTGTACACTCCCACACTCACCTGACGTTAAATCAATCATTTTCTTCGTTTCGTTGAAGAAGTTTGGACAAAAGTCATACAGCTCTTGTGCTTTCCAGAATCCACTACTGTACACGTCTGGATTCCGACGTGGTCTTACAAGTCTACCGGCACACTTGTGTGTTTCATAGACGGCTTGGCTCCAGCGGATATCGCTAATACGCTTATTTATATTCTTAAGCCAATGCTCATTATACCTATTTTCGTCGATGTATTTTATCCAAGGGTCATGCTCCTTAAAATAGATCATCCCTAACCCGGCGACCCTATACCCATTTCTGCCTGGTGCTATCGGGTAAGTGTTTGCAGAAGACACAACCATGGCATGGTTGCCATAAACTCCTACATCATCACTGTGGACATCAATAGCATACATACTATCCCGTTGCGATCTAACTTTCATTGTCCTCACGAGAGCATTGATTTCCTCATCGACCCTAGATGTGTCGCTGATTTGATCAACATTCTCTTTGCTCAAGATCACATTAGTACTGACGAGACTTTTGAGGTTCGTCTCAACCGTTGCTGGGTCGTTAAGTACTGTTTCACGAATATAAGCATACACATTGTTCACAGTCTTGGTTGTGGAGAATGCCAAATTCTTTTTGGAACGCTTCATCTCCCATATTAGCTTCTCACCCCAATATATGGGGCTGAAGATCTGCTCATTCCCATTCTTTTCCTCTCTCGCTAATGAGGGATAAAAAATATCAGGGGCAGTTGGATCTCCACTCCACCAAGAAGCTTGAGCTTCATTCGACTCAGATGGTGTTGAGTTATCTACGGATAGAGACGTATTAGCAAAACTATCAACTGTATCTCGTTCATAATCCCACTCAAGTATTGTCTCATCGACCACACTGTCAGGCTCCATAGAAATATGCTCTTGCATCTCTATTGGAATGGAGTGTACTTCAGCAACGGTCGATGATGATTTGTCACTCCCCTTTTTCTTTTCAAACATACTTTTGATCCTATCCATCACATTAATGGGAGGCGTATCTGATTCATTTATCTGGTTCTGCTTAACCTCCTTTGCCGGTTTCTCCTTTCTCTTTAACACAATATTTCGAACTTTCTCTATTACTGAGGTCTGTGGAGATTCGTCCTCGGTGAATATAGCTAAATCCCTTGAAGTGTTGCCTGATATTGATTGCATGAACCTGTTCAACCGACCGGTCACTGTAGGCTTGGGTGACAGAAGTACGTCACCAGTCACATTAAAACAATTAGCTCTCTCCATCCACAAACCATCGTCTCTACTAATTAGTTTCCTGACTGTATCGTTGACAATCATAGGGCAGACACTCTCTTGCTTTACGTGCAAACCTTGGAGGTAAGCACATGGTGAATTCGGTGGCAAAGTGAGGGCATCAGACGCATACGTGAGCGTTCGCCTAAGACACCCATATTTCCTCAACGATTTTACTTTGTCCCAGACATCTGTCATCTTAGGGTGAAGCAAATGCAGGACGTGCCATGCCTTCGCTATTCCGAAGTATTCATTTTTCTTAAGCAATGGGTTTTTGGCATAGAACTTATTCTGTCTTGTTGCGTCGTCTCCATACACTCTTTGGATAATGTCAGTTAGCTTATACATAAATAGAGTCAGGTAGTCATCTAACTGTTCGGGATCGTCAGTTGTTAGTGTGACTCTCAACATCTGTTCTATGACTACGTAATAGTATCGAGCAAAAAATTGCTCCCTATTATTCAACAGTGGCTGAATAGTTTTAGCCACCAGGGACATAACATCACGATCAACAACATTTGTCGTTAGTCGCTTCCATTTTAGAGTTTCGTTCTTGTAACCATGTTTAGCGCATCGAAGCATCCTTCTGTCAACTATTGCCGTGTCCTTAGTAGCAATCCATAATTCACAGGTACATCCTTTTACTTGGCTGATTGGATGAGAAGCAAATAAGTTCTTATCACCTACACACCTCACATTTATTCCATACTTTATTGCTAATAGGAACAAATCACTATCTTGAGCTATATGCATCGTTGGTAATATGTTAAGCCCTGTGTGATCATTTAGCCACCTCTTTCTTGCACTATGGATTGACCCTATACTTTCCATGAATAGGGGTTTATCCTCCACGTGTGTTCTTTCAATACCACATAACCAATCACTATACATACTATCATACTGGTCATAAGAGAGAGACTCGCTGTATGACTGCATATCAGCATACTCCATAAAATCATTGACGAGACTGTTCCCATTGGGTACAAATCGTGGCAAACTAAGCATACACTTAATGGCTTTAAACCGGTTATGCATGCCCAGGTCTATCAATACTGCACCCAAGGGCTTCATCTTTTGCTTCTTGGTGTATTCAATAATATAATCACTTAGGTTTGCATCAGTGTATTCATCATCAAATTCAGCAATAGTTTTCTTCAATGGATCTGTTGCCCTTAAAGCAAGCAGTATCTCTGAATCATCTTTGAACCCATACCAACAGGATATTTTTCTATAATTAGCATTCGCTTGGTGCGATGGCGTGTAAGATGTGAGCCTTGGTAAAGGAACATTCTCCTTATATCTGAAGATCCGGTCATATATTCCACGCATCACAGCTGTCTTACACGGAGTATAACTCCTAACCATCTGAAACCTTTGATATTGATCTTTTACAACATCTAAGTATCTTTGAGCATTGCCACATACAAATGATTCATAACCATCTTTTGAGAAGCGTATTATATTTAATAATGCTTCATCGTCACCCAACACTGTTATAAACAGGTAAGGATCCCTATCAACAATATTTATTTGATAGTTACACCCCCTTATATTCACACACGTGTCAGTAGCAATACTTACAACGTTCTTATAGGGCACATTCAACAGTGAGTTGAAGACCCAAGACTTGTGTCTTGCAACACACAATACGCTGGTCATATCACACATGTCATACATGTTCAAACACCAGCAGGCCACATTCTCGAATACTGTCTTTTGGTAACTCCTACCATATCTCATAATCTGCATACCAAAGGCGCTAGTAATCATTGCCTCATCATGATTGTTTGATGAAATATTTACGATATCGTCATACAAATCATAATCGATACTAGAAACATCTGTATTAATAATAGCCTCTAGATCATTCTTTATCTTTTCTGATAATGGGCATCGCCACCGAAGTATCAAATCATTGATATAATCAGAGACAACCATGACTCCACCTATAAAAGGTCTGGCTATCGCCTTCCCCAAGAGTATCAGTTGTTGTTTTGCCCAGACTATGACAGATGTCAATTGTTTCCATGCCCATCTGACAAATTTAGTAATCCAGCTAAATGCTAGATCGCAAGATATAGCAGCCGCATCAGTCGTCTGTTCTTCTAGTTTTATTGCATCATCTATGAACACCGAATCATCGAGTAGTGTGGTTGGAACATCACCCCCAAAGAGGGTGCAGCACTTATTTCTCAACCATACGGCGAGTTCACTATGCAAGGTCTTCTCTGACAACCAAGATAGACATGTCTTGACGAGATCCCATAACTTTCCAATAATTGTTGGTATACTAGCACCAGCCATGGAAAACAATATTGTACCTTTCCAACTGTCCAGTATGCCAGTAGGTAGATGTTGTTTAATACTTGCAGCACCCAAGAACAGATCTCCAAATATCCCATCTGCTGCGTGTCGTTCTTCGGTATAAGTTGTACCAAATTTGTCATAGATTACTTGTCCAGCATGTGCCATAAAAGCAGTCGTTCCACCCAGCACACTTTGTCCACTCATACGATTGATGGACTTATAAAAATTCTTCTCACTGGCCTCCCCTCTCTGCTCCTCTCGCATCAGCCATGAGAACATATAGTCCATTACAGTCATCGCTATAGACCAAGGACTAGCTGCATAACCCAGTGCCATTATTATTCCATCAATCATAGCAGAATTATCTTCCAAAAAAGAATCTATCTTTTTCTCAAACCAATTCAGTGTTTTTGATTTGATGTGGTCTTTGTTTATGGTGTTACTCCTTTCAAGATGTTTCGTTCCAAAAGTAGCCATCATTCCTTGGGCTACACCGTTCCCTAGCCACACCCACATCAATGTCATACTTCCAATTATCGTGATCGATTGTGCCACGATACCAGCATTTCTCATGTTTCCTATAAGGGAAAAAACGCGGCCTAAAAGCATCCCAAAACCAGCACCATCCATGGTAATAGTTTTGTCTCTAGCTTTGGTTATGGTTCTCAATATCATTAAGAGATTAGCAGTTATTCCACAGCCTCTCATTATCGGGTTAGATGGTATACCCATTCCCATGACTGAATTAAAGAAGCCTTGTGCCACAGCTTGAGTTCCAATCCCCTGTACGTTAGATATGAATACAGGGTTGTTGTTTGATGCAATTACTGTATTACTGACTAAGGCCCCGAAATCAATCAGCGTTCCAGCTCCAAAAGCAACAAGTCCACTCATCAATATAGAGGTCATAGACTTACTACCTGCATCGTATGTGCCGTTACATACTGTTCTCAAGCAGTATATCGCTATACCACCGCCTAATGCTGCAGCGTAAGTTCCCACACTAGTACACTTGGCAACAAAAGTCAGTACGATCGTACAAATGGCGAAGGCTGAAAACCTGTCGCCTGTGTGTTTCAAAACATCGTACGTACCTGTCAGCCCCATTCCGACTAATAGGGCAGTTAATTGCTTCTGCCACCCTGCTCCCATCATACTGGTTAGGAACGCGATGACGACTCCACCCCATGATGACAGCCCTAACATATTAGTGAAGTTCTGGATTATGGTATCCCATCCTCCACTATTCTTTTCTTTCTTTAGCAATCTTACGCCATCCATACAAGCAGCAGCAGCATCATTTTTGGATTGGAAAAAATTGCCCCATACTTTGCTACCTAATTTGGTTAGAAATTCCATGACATATTGGTACAATCGCTGCCACCAAGCGGGCTCTATATTATAACCAGCATTGAAATCCTCGTAATCTTTTAAATTTGTCATAAGATTTACGGCTTCAGAAGGAATTGTAAACCTGAAACGTCGACGAGAATACAAATCTTTCTCAAGGCATAGTGATGTTGCTGTTACGGTCATATATCCAATTAGTGCTGCTATACATCCCCAGGTAGCACTTTCTTGCTCTTCTGCTACCAGGTCAAAGAGCATTGTCTCATCTCTGTTGAAACGTGAGATTTCGATTGCTATTTTCGACTGCTCCTGGAGTATCCGACGTTCTGATACAACTTCAAAGTAGCCTGGAATCATAGATTCAACATAATCTGGTTTCCAATACTTATTCTGAGCCGTGCCTGTTCTGAAAATAGCATCTCGCTCCATCAACGTCATGCCGAATGATCTTAGCATCACTGTTGTATCTATATCTACCGAATTTAGCCATGGTATCTCTACTCTAGCAAAATTTCCCTTCCGTATCTGAACATCCTTTTGTAAACTGATTATTGTATCACATAACCAATCATTTATAGGATCATTGTTATATCCATCTTTAAACCATTGTTCATCACTATACTGGTAGTAGAGCTTAACCATAGCATTAGTGAGAACACCCGTGGTCATCGCGGTGTGAACTGTACTCCTCCCTTGGCCTATCGGGAGGTACCATCCTGGAACGGTCCTTCCTGTTCTACTCTTTCGCTGCATAATGCGATCGGGCCCAATTTGTTGATCTGCTATGGTTTCAGCAATATAAGCTGCCTCTTCACCTTCATTCTCTACGAAGATATGTTTAAAGTTTTCTAATATATCTCTATTAGAGTCAAAAACCATCCCACACATAGCCAAATTAAAACCTGACTCCATTACAGAGGTACAGTATATAATGACATTTCTATCATTTGACATATCAGGCCTGTCAGCATGCTGCCCTGACATAGCGTGTACATATTTCGCGGTCCAACCAGGTATAGGTTTGGAATTATTAAAAGCCGCTGCTAACATCTCACACTTTCTTCTTGAGTTTAGGAAGAAAAGCGCATTTGTTTGATCTACTACAATACTTTTAGCAAATTTGATAAACAATATTTTATTGCTCTGTACATCAGCGGGTATAATATATTCATCATCGGACGCCTCTTGGGCTTCTTTTGGCGAGGATAAAGCTTCTTGTCTGATTGGGTAATTTGAACCAGTTGTCCAGTTAGTGGTGTCATCATAAATTTTTCCACTAACTTGTTCCAGAGCAAATGCTTCTGGAGTAGCCGTACTAATTATGATGATATCTGTTTTCGTTGAAAATGATGTTGCACGGACAAAAACAGTAGCCATAGTTTCATCTACCTCGTGAGCCTCATCAAAGAAAACGAGACTACCCTCCTCAAATTCATCTGTCGATAACGCATTTAGAAAGATGCCGTAGGTGCACACGCTGATCTTGCCTTTAGCATCGGCATATTCCTTGACGGATTGCCATGTATCAAGGCCAACCCTACTCCTTATGTTCACTTTTAAAAACTCAATGCGCTCTGCATTGACCGAATAAATGTTTTTCGCAGCGTCACGCACCAGTTCAGTTCTCGGTTCAACAACCCAGATATTAGTGAACAAACCCTGCCTCATTTCCATAAATTTTTCAAGAAGACATAGTGGTGCAAACACTGTTTTCCCTTTCCCACAGGGGGCTTTAAGCATAAAAATGTTTTTAGTGCCCTCCTCGGAATCTGCCAATTTATCTATGAGATTATTTGCCCAATTGTCAAAGGTCATAGTATTATTAGCAGATATGACCACCTGTGTAGATGAGTAATAGGCATCAACTCTGTTTAAACTCTGCATGTCCCAAACTTGCTTGCCAAGATGCACATTACAGAATTTTCCATCCTCAAACCTAATTACGGGACATCCGCTACTCCCGCGTATGGATTTGGACTTGCCACCAATTAGCATACAATGCCAGATCCCCTTTTCTTTGACGACCACGAGTTGTAGGGGTACTAATGTCCAACTCTCTGTCATCTCAATACCCTGCTCATCGTCTCTTTTCTTCATAGGCAATTTAACTGCTATGGCGAAATAGAATTTTCTCTCTGCAGGATTGATACAGACCATTAAATCTCCGACTGAAGGCTCACTTAGTATTAAACCACTAGATTGGGTGTAAACAGCTAAGTCCTTTGTCTTGCTTGCAAATGTATCGGGTTTTATGGACCATCCTGCACTAGCAGATTCATTGTAGTATTTAATGCTTCTACCTCTACTAACATGGTAGGGTGTGACAAAGCTATCTCCGAAGTGAACACCCCATCCCACTTGACCAGTTATGTTGCTACATAGTTCGTGCACATCAATTATATCTGACGGGTTCTTAAAAAGTGTGTCACTCATTCCTTCTCTATTCCAGGGTGAATTACACTTCATTTCATCGATCGATATGCCTCTACCATCAGGTGAGAAAGCTTGTACAACTCTCTCAAGGTATTTTCTTTGGATGCTCATCCAGTCTTCATTAATCATCTTAGCCCATTCAATGGCGGGTTCTGTAACTTGTTCGAGGTGCTCAATGTCCCGGATAACCGATATACGCTTAAAATTTTTAATTTTTTTTTGTTGGATCAGCTGTTCACATGTTTCCCTGAGAAGTTTCCTATCACAATCATTCATACGTTCTTTGATTTCGACCTTCTTTCCGATAAAAAACTCTTCAATCTTTTCGGTATAGTGATCAAAAGCTTGGATAGCATTTTCCAGAATGTGATTCTTATAAACGTGCTCACCAGGACTACGAGTGTCCTTGTATCCCTTACTTTCAAACAGACTATCACCACTGATCGTAGGCAAACATGCTCTTGCGTGAATGTTGTCTTCCATGGTATGACTGTAGGAATGAGTAGTACAGCATTTTTCACAATACCATTGACAACAACATGGTGTCGTCATGTTATTGAAGTGTACTATCTCAAAACCATTATCATCAAGGAAATTACATACACCGTCAGTATCATTGAAATACCCCATCTTACATAAGATATACGCTACTTCAAACGGCGCTTTAGTCACAATGCGCCCTTCACTATAGTAGTCAACAAACTCGTCCACCAACGCGATGTCTTGTCGTTTGAATTGCTCAATAAACACGTCCATATGGTCAAACCAAGCAGGTGTAAACCTCTCCATAAGTTTACCACCTACAAAGAACGTTAGTCTTTGAGACAGGCCTGTCACACGTCCTCCGAATATCTTGAGGCCCATCGTAAATTCCGTGGGGAAAGCAGTTGTTGATGTCTTAACTTCATATGGATCACAAAGCTGGTTATGTGACGGGTATATGTACGTGTTATCGGACTCAAATCGAATACACTGATGCTCACCGACAGTTAAGATCTTTGTAAGATTTAATAAAGGTTTAAATCCAATGCACAATATCCTTTCTATCAATTTAAGTGCCTCGATATGCACCAACAATTTCCAATCACCATGTATGGAGAGTTGCCCATAGTAGAATCCTATCGTATGCTTCATACCACGTGTTTCAATCGTAATACCACTCGCACCACGATAATGCATAGATCTAGTGCCATCATCTTTAATAAATGTGGTAAACATGTATGAGCATCCGGCAACGGTGACGTTCATCCAACGAAGATCTACCATATGATTACCATCGGCAAATCGCAACTGACCTGAATCCATACCATCACTAGAGACGTATTTTGTATCCAATGGGTATTGATCGAATATCCTCCCATTGTTATTATAACACATGTTCTTAATTATATGTTTACATGTGTATCTTTTACCATCTATCACTGTCACAGCAAATTTATTCCCACTCACCTGCATTATGCTAATGGGACCACCTGCCACAGACATTATATCGTCGATTATAATTCTGTCAATCCTTACTTTTGATGTTAAAGTTTCTTTGACTTTCTTGGCACTTTCAGGTAGAGCTACAACGACTTTCTCAGCCCTCTTCTTTGCATTTTCTGCATGCATCTTCCTCACCATAGCTGAGAGATTTGTGCCTTCTTTGTTAACTCGCCTCAATTGACCAGTTGGTAGCTTAGATACATCAGTTAGAGCATCTTTAATTGCAACACCATCCTTTTGGTGCACTTTTGTTGCTGTCTTTAATACGAGGTTGTCATGTGTAACTTTGCCTCGTACAGCCTGCCCTCTTTTCAATATCACTTCTCGTTCTGCAGCTGATAAGGTGGGAAAGGCTATCTCCATAGCCGCTAACTGTTGTTCGTGCGTATGAGCACAAACCATCTTATCAACAAACTCTTGTCGATGCTCTTTCTTTATCTTTTCGTAGTCTGATTGACACACATTAGTCACTTTTAGAGCAATCTCATTAACGACTCGACCTACTGCTGTCTCACGCCTCTGTTGATGACTTACAGGTAACTTGACGCCTAATGCATGCTCGACTCTGTCCATAGTAATTGGTGCAATTCTTTGCGTACCTAGATGCAGCCCTGATATCGACTGAGTTACTTTCGATATATCACCTCTCTTCACTTTCCTCTTGAGTTCCTCTCTGGCAGCATGAGGAGGATTGGCTCCTGCACATAATTCATTGTCCTCACATATCCACGGCGTACCGAATTCGAAGTGAAGACCATTTGTAACATTGCCTAATACAAATTCCTTCATGCCTACGAAGATTGTTATACCTGACATACCCTTAACATAAGGTAAACGACGTCCATTGGCCATAAGCACAACGGTCTTTACACAGATGTAACCTTTGCAATTGACTATCTCCCATTCCACATTAGTTATGAAGTCATCATTGAGTATCTCAATACCTGTCACACCTACTGCATGATCACTTATCCAATGCTTTTCCAGTGTAGGATAAGCAAGCTGATCCAACATAAGGTTGCTGGTATAGCAAAAGTTGTGTTTGCTAGTATATACATTACCTCCCCTCTTTGTTACGTAAAAACTTTTGTCATGTAGAGTGACACGATTATGGCCCTCTTCACATTCAATTTTCTTGAGCATTTTAATTGCCTTCCTCTCATCAACTGTCCAGTGCTTACCTACACCACATTGTTGATGAGGAATTTCATAATATACTTGGTCTTCTTCCCACGTTGTTCCCCATGAACCACACGATTCAGGAACCGGAATGGCCACCTCTCGCTTAATCACCATAGCTGCTCTTGGAGTAAAGCGCAATTTCTTAAGCCACTGAGAACCAAAAGCATGTGTTTCCCCAGTCTCTGGGATTATGTAACCATTATTCAAAATATTCATTGCTTCTACTATTTTCATAGGATTGAAAATATATCTACGCACAAAATATGCTGAAATCATTATAGTAACAAAAGTAATTAGGGAGTTGCCTATAGAAGCATATGCAATAGCTGTGAAGATCGTGGATTTGATAGCATTGCTCCACATCTCTTGTGATTGTTGCTCTGTCATCTCAAGTAGAGTTACCTCATTACTTATAGTTTTGATCACAGTATATATTGTTGTTATACCTACTGTGACCACATCGCTAGAACTTACTACAAATGGCTCGTTTTGTTGTTGGTGATTTATATAGAATGTAGTACTTTTGCTACACGAAGGTGCTGGCTTTCTATACAAATCTGCACTTTCAACAACATTGATTGTGCCGTTGAATCGACATGAGCTAGCATACCATATAGGTTGCGTAGCGAGTTTGCTTGTGATCGACACCATGTCAAGGTACTCAAATGCTCTACATCCGCTCTTGACGTACTGTGACGTTTGTTGAGAGCAACACGAGTCAATGTACATCAATGGTAAGTGTTTGTATAGTGGACGAACAACTGATTCAAACAGGGACGTATTCGTGCCGTAGCCAGCACATTTAATGTTTGTGAATGCGAATGACTGATTAATACTGGCTAATCGTTTATTAGTGGTGGATCCGAGACTATCTGATGTTATTATTGTTACTTGAGCCTGAACACTACCAACTAGTACCAATGCACCAGCAATAGCAAAAGCTGTAGCTACATATGTTTGCCCAGTAATAGTAGACCGGGCAGCAAATATAAAGAGTATCGCAGATCCAGCGTACATAAGATATTTTGCTGAGTTCTTGAATATAGACCAATTGAAAAAGCTAGAAACTCCTCCCCATAAACTATTAAACAAGTTTGGAAACGTGCCATCACTAATTTTTTCTATGAGTGGTATCTTAGTGATATAGTAATTGACACCTCTGGAGTAATCACGCTGTGTACCGATATTAATTGTTTTGGGGCAAGAACCACCATAACATAACTTAATACTCTCATCGACCGTGAAGGCGCAGATAATATTGATTGATGTATCAAACTGTTCTTTTAATCTAAAAACTCGTGGGCCTGAAATGTCACAGTAGTTTGTGCTAATTCTTACAGCGCAATTTGGAGGAGATGCTGTCCCCTTTATTGTTAGTCTTGTCGCAGTGTAATAGTTAGTTTCACCGGTAACTATAGAGCTGGCACTATTGGATAGTTCAATATTAGTACACTCGTCTTGCATTTTGTCGGTAATAGGTTGCATACTAACCAATTGGATAGCCGCACTATACGCATTGGCTAGGATTCTAAGGCCTCCGTTGCCGTATGACAAACAGGCATGCTCGTCACATAGTTCTTCAACGTGTCCATCACATTCTTTACCCTCGCATTTGATGTCTCCAAGCTTTTTAAAGATACCATTAGTGTTGAACAGATCCCGCATATATGATATTGCAAATTCCCCGATATCGACTGTGCAGACAAGGGCGCCGCAACTCTCACTAATTGACCAAGATGACTGTTCAGTAACTTCACAATATTTTCCACGGGCCCAATTCTCATTAGTGCCGTACATTTGTTTTTTCCATACACCGTAATTCTTATAGACCTCTGGTGTGCCTGTTCTCTTAGCTGACACAGATTGCAAATTGGAGTATTGGTTGTTTATGTACTCACCGTTAGTAATTTTGATCTTTATCTGCTCACCAGCTTGTGAATATGTGCCTGAAATGTAACTCTCATCCACATCACCTCTAGTGTAAATTGAAACTGTTCCTGCATTAGTGCCAATAACACCGCAGGTAACAAAACCATTTCCAAATAGACATCCTTTAATAGAACCACTTTTGATCTCATGACATACGGTGAATCCGTTGACATTAATCGGTATAGTTGATGTTGCAACCTTTTCTTTCATTGATTCACAAACGTGATAGGTGTTTCCCCCGTAACAACCCACATCTCTATCGGTTGTTATAGTTGCATCACCGAGAAAATATCCATCTCTCACGGCCTTGTAGGCGACATATATACCATCGATTACTAATGTGTCATTCCCCATGTGTATAGTATCTCCGGGAGAGATATTACCATCAAACCGGAAAACTTGAACATCTCCGGTACCTTTGCTCATAGTTGCAGTATAAACCATACCATCAATATTCGCACTCACGAAGATGAAGTTAAAAGACCCTACTATCCAGAGGAACCACATAACACTCATCCACCATGATATTCTCTGGTAGAATAAAGTGTAGACTAAAGCCCACAGTCCAATTAGGGTAAGCTTCCCAACGTCATAGGAGAGGATGTCTTCTTGCATATTATATATATAGGCCCCAACACTACATAGGCCAGCCGCGATTATAGTAGTTGGCATACTAAAGTGCCTGGAAGTAAATATCAGTATGGCAGACGTAACAATGAGTATTATGCATTTATCCTGACTAGGCAGTTTGAAAACTCTAGATCGGACACTGGGGCATGAGCCATAGTGTTGTAAACACTCTTTCTCGTCGGCTAATGAACAGAAACCATCATGTGGTGTATTTGAGACGATGAAACTTCTCAATACCATATCACGAATCTGAGATCCCTTCTTAGCAATAGTATTGTTACAGACTTGCAAAAGAGCAGTATACCCCTTGGATGTTTTATCAGCAAATGACAAGCAATCTCTAATACTACACACGGCATCCTCGAAGACCCAGTGAGACAAACCGACAAAGTGGTAGAATTCATCTGCATCTTCAATTGTGTTAACTAATTTCGTGTTCAATTTAGCCACCTGCTTACGGTCGCTTTCGAGTGTTTTCTCTGTAAACCATGATAAGATGATACTATTCACATTGTCACAGTACAGATCACAATCACCAATCATAATCCCAAAGGGAATAACGTAAATGTCCTTAACCTTTTGGCAAGCTGCTGACTTCTTGGAAACAGCTTCTGTGGGTTTAATAACGGCTATGGTTGGTTTGCCACTCCGATCGTAGGTATATCCATGGCCCAGCACATCTGCATTGACGAATGCAGTATGATTGCAACCACCAGCATAATACCCACTAGTCTGAGCGAGTTGTGGTAAGGTGTCTCTAATAGACATATCGGAGTCGAAAAGCCCAACATGTGTAACCTTGGACTTGTATGCTCTGCAACCAATAGTTTCTAATGCAGAGGCGAAATATGCCACATCGCCCCACAACATATGCTCATATAATAATGTCTTCCCACCACAAATAAATAAATTGGTCTTAAACCAATCTGCAACACGAGTGACATGACCATTCACATATTCTAAAGAGACTATAGCCTGCTTTCCCCATTGGATAAGGTATCCTGTAGAAGCCACATCAAATGTTGACTTATCAGGTACACAATTTATCTTATTGGCAGTAAGATCAACTCCAAAACAACCATATTTATTCACATGGGTTAGCACGAGATCGTAATCATTGACAGTCATTCCCTTCTTGCTCATACATGTATCGTCATAGTAAGAGCCACAAGCTCTTTGCTGCGCTTTGGCTTCACTGGAACAATTGATCAAATTATCCATGCAGTTGTTGTAACCTTCACTGTGCAAACAATTTTCACAAACGGGGCATGGAGCAGCAGTTGTTGTAGCAGCACTTACTCCTGAAGCTAATGTTGTCTTCTCACATATACAGGGTACACAAGTTGTTGTCGAGGCAACTGTTGTGGAACTAACATCTGGGCAAGGCTTACAAGCTTTGCACACTTCACAAGGTGCACTACTTGTTGTGCTAATTTCAGGGCACGGTTTGCATACTGTGCATACCTCACACGTTTTACATGGTGTGCTAGTTGTTGTTGAGCATGTTTTGTCTTCAGCCACCTTCAACGCAGCTTTCAATGCGGCAATATTGGTAGCATCAGCCTCAGCTTGCGTATTACACGCAGTTAGATCATGAGTCCGCTCAGTCCTTTCTGCAACACATATTTTCCCATTTTCTATAAGTTCGGCGGCTGCGGTTTGGCAGTTCTTAAGATTGGAGTCACACGCAGCGTCCATCGGTGGGGGCACATTTTGGACAATGTCAAAACCCCCCTCACAGATGTCACTGAATGACATTAATTGGTCCCATACCTCATTATGACTTGTAATTATGTTTTTACTGTGACTATCTGGTATAGTGACATCATTGAGGACAAAGTGCCTCACATCAAACCAATTTATGATCATGTTTGAAGAGTTACATGAATTGGTAAGATAATCAGTACTATTGAATATATCTTCCTGCATCCTGACAAACGACACTCTATTTGAATCATAAATGAGTTTTGTCATCTTTGGACACGTCTTTATATCATTTATGATGGTGTATAGAGCTAATAAGACATTCAAAATATTGATATTGAACCTATACTCTAAACATGTATACACTAATTGATTTACGTCATTCCCTGTGTACGGTATAGCAACACACCACTCATCTCTAACCTTGATAAACGTTGAACAACGAATACGCATCTTTCGTAAGATAAGTATATTATTGCAGGATAATGAAGCAGCATTATCATACACATTGTGAATGCATGAGACACCATCCTTACCAACAATTGTTGTTGTTCCTAACAGTTGATGGTCGAATGATTTTGATTTCAATTGTTCAGGCTGTTCATCAAAAATGGGGTGCTTAATGGCATAATCACCTAAACCGATGTTTGGACGATTGGACACGTGCCGAAGATCTCGCAGATCTATATCATGTGCACCTGGGTCCTTATAGTCGAGCCTTTTATAATCTTTATACCAATCAATTTCATGTTGCTTGGGTAGGGATCGATCATAATATCCGTTAGCACTCATTCGGTCGAATTTACCTCTACTGTGGCTGTTTGCTTTACTACGATGGATATTGTCACGTCTCATAGTATCACCATGTCCTTCTAAAAATACCATGATCTGGTCCTCGTAACTCTCAATTCTATGGGAGCACTCATCAATGACCTCTAATAGATACTGACGATCAACTTTCGGTACAACGACCGGTACTGGTGTCAACAACAAGGCATTGATTTTCTCAGGGCTTGCCCTGGTTGGGGTAGTTAGTAGTAATTTAAAATAAAATTGGGCAGCACCTGGTATCGATAACTTTTCTCTAAGATTGGAAAACCAGATATCATCAAACACCTTAATCCCAGTTTTCGTTTTCCTAAAGTCCTCATTGTTATAGGTAGCCATCCATTTCTGGATAGCTGTACTGCAGTACTCATCGGTGAACTGTTCAATGTTACTGTCTTGGGCAATAAGCATTTCGGAATAGTGCCTTTTATTGTAACACCCTTTGACATTTTCACGTGCCTCACGTAATGCAAAGTCAGTCTTAGTTATTCGACGAGTGGCAGCTTTGTCGATAATCTTGTTAACTGCTTGCCAATCCTCCGAGGAGGCGAGGTTGGAGATGTCATAGGTGATTTTAGTCTCTTTTCTTTGTCTTCTCGGCTTTGGCTTCTGCTTGACATATATAGAGTCATACTCATCTGTAGCAGAGATCTCCAGCACTTCTTCCTCATTGATCATGCCTTCTAGATCAACTTGGCAACAGCGTGGCACAAATATTTTATTTCCGTAGATATGCACGGTGAAGCCTCTGCGAATGAGAGTTATAGCCATCTCTTTAATTGTAAGCACTTCAGGTATATCTTTCTCATCCTCGATAGCCTTATTGACTTTGATCAAAGTATCATTGATCTTTATGCCCTCATGTTTCATTCCGAAACGGTTCACTCGGAGATAAGAGATTAGCTGGCGAGTCTCTTTCAATCTCGCGACGATACTGTCATGTAATGCACCGTCACTAAACCAGCTCAGTATCTTTTTGTGGTATTGAATTAGTCTCTCGAGCTGGGGGATTGCAGATCGCATCTTACGAATGAGAGTGTAAGGCTTTAACTTAGGATCTATAGGCTTAATTGGTCTATAGTGTAGTTTTACATCGCCAGGGGCAAGTCCTACTAGAGACGCCACTCTGCGTAAAGCAGTGAGGTCCATAGCATCATATGTGATAGTTTTAAGAAACCATCGTTCAGCCTCGTTTTCTGGTTTCTTGAATTTCGATGCGATGGCATTCATTATATCCTGGGCCAACGCTAACTGTCCAACCGGATGTGGGTGGAAACGTCCTTTGATGATCAACCTCTGATCTTCGGCGTCAGTGTGGACGAGTCGGTAAATATTTTTAGCCATAATGGCCATTTTGTCAGTGGCCTGGTGATAATCGGCTAGTGGACCAGGTCTTACAACTCGTGGTACCTGGGGCATTTTCTTAGGCTTAGCCTCGGATTGGATCCAAGACACCACCTTTTCGAGGGCTGTAAAACCCTCGTTGTCAGCAACCTTCCGTAGCTTGGTTTTCTGACGTTTTACTTCGGCTATTGACACCTTCTTCCAGGCGTCATTCTCTTCGACTTTTACGGGTGTTAACACGTCGAAGCGATTTTTAAGCGCGATCATATCGCGCGGCGGTCTCTGGGGGGCAATCGGTTTTGGTTGCCAATTCCTTTGCTTAGGAACACTCCCATTGGTGATTTCTTCAACCTGCCATATGGCCAACTCAGGGTGACGTGCTAAGAGTGCACGGCCATTCTGGTAGTCAGGGTCATTGCGGATATGATTTGGTTGTCCCCCGCGTTTTCTCCTAATAGTAATAGGCCGTTGTTGTCTCACGGCTAGGGTGGTAAAGACGGTTGGGGATCGCTTTTGGAGCTTTATGAAGAACCGACTCTTCGTTGGCTCGGCGTAGGAGGAGGTAGTGACAAAGGTGGTTCCGTTATTGGGGTCGATCTTGGGGTTGTTTTTAACCCACGGGCGGGGCTCCATCGGTGCATGTTGCTCCTTAAGGAATGCAATCCATCCATGGCGCTTAGCCATTTGTCTTTCATACCCAACACCATATCTGGCAGCATACACTTGGCACATAGACCGTTCGAGATAGTTAATGTCCTCTTTTGCTTTGCGGTTAAGACCACTAAAGCGCTTGCCCACATTCAAGCCTGCCCCATATTGGAGCTTCTCAATCTTGAGGGCTTGCTCTCTCAAGTCCTTGACCCCTGCTTTGAACGCTTTTACACGTTCAATATCCTTAGCCCGCAGATTATAATGCGCTTTAACGTAGTCATATCCCCGGCTAACAGTTGGCAAGGCGAGTGAGAGGTGTGTACGAGGTGGTGTAGGGGTGAATTCAATTCCTCCACCTCCTTCATCTCTAAGTTGGGTCTTGGGTGGTGGAATAAATTCAGGTCGTGGTTGGGGCACGGTTATGACGGCTCCCTCATCACAATCGTCGTCAATTGGTGCGGGTGTAGGCTCGGGCATCTCTAGAGCCAGTGGAGTGTCTTGTATGACCTCTTTATGTCTATTGACATACTCCAAATCGGCCTGGAGTTTAGCAGCGCGGAGTCCACTGAGGATACGAGCCTCAGCTGAACTCCCTTCAAACTGGATCGGCGTAGGTGTTGGGTCGTGTAGGGAGTCTTCAGTGCTATTACGGGAGGCCCATTTCATAGCCTTCCTCTCCTTATTGCTGATGACTTCTCTAATAGAGAAGGTGACCTGGGGGTTTTCTTGTCGTGGAGGTGGTACAGCGTCGACTGGGGATCCAAAGAAAGCAATCTTAGCGTTTTGGTGGGCGATGGTAGCAATGGGGAGGGATTCGGCGACAGAGGTTGTTACAGCAACAACCTCGTTATAGGCCTTAGTGGTTCGGGGTGCAGGGGTTGGTCTAACAGGAGCTATCGAGACCGGTGCTAATGCTGGGACTGGCATTGGGGTTGGAATTGGGATTCGAATAAAAGCGAATCTTTGTTCGCCCTTAATCAAAGACCCAATAACCGAGTCAGTGGTGATGGTGAGGTGGGGATTCTCGATCAAGTGACCCATGACACCATTAATGGCGTCAACCATTATAAAATTAGACGCTGCATTGAGCGCCTGTTGGCTGGGGACACATGGATAGCGGTGGTGGCGGGCAGCAACATACCCTAATTCAGGGTGACTGTCCATCATAGGCGGGGCTGGGATGGCCAAGGTCTGCATAGACCTCAGTTTTTGGCGGTACTGGGCCGCAATCCCCATTGACTCTTCCAGCATGCTGGAAAAATGGGCGATGAATCGTTGGTCGAAATCAACGATACGTTGTTGTTGTTGTTGTTGTTGTTGTTGTTGTTGTTGTTGTTGAGATTCCATTTTATATTTATTTAAAATGATAAAATTTTCAATTTTTAATATTATATTAAAATTTAAGAGTTTGTTCAAAAATGATAGCTTAAGGTTGATAAAAT